AATGTTAGCTTCCTGCATCAACTCGGCAATACCGTTTTTTGCAGCAACACAGTCCATCACGTCTTCAATGCATTTGCGCAGGTACGAATCACCCCAACCCTGTGTCATCTGCTTCTGACGGCGTGGTAGTTTTGCACCTTCAAAACGGGCAAAGTGTGACCAGTGAATTTGCTGTGCACCACCAACCAACGTGTAAAATTCGGGCAACAAATAGTTACTTGCCAATACGTTCCAGGTGTTTAGCGTACCGACTTGCATGTCCCAACGATCAAGCACAATCAACCGTTTCAGATCACCTTTACGGATCCGATTCACATCGAGCGGTTTTGTTAGGTCTTGACCGGTCAACATCAGGATACCCGCGCCACCATACAGACGGGACCATGTGATAGCATCTTGAGTCATGACGGGCAGCAACAGACGGTCTTCTTCGGCTCGGATCACATCTGCATCATCGCATTTAATGGTACGCCACTCACGGCACATATCCTCAGCCGGATATTCAACAATTGCACGGGCCAGCCAGTTTGATTGGAAAGCATTATCGAGTGTTTGCCAGTCGTTAAAATTGGAGTATTGAAACGTGTTATGGTCGCGTTTGGCTTTACCAATACCCATCCCCGATACGAGATTGACAAGATTGTCTGTTGTGATTGATTTGGTCATGAGTTAATACCCACATAATGTTTACGTAATTCTTCTTGCGTGATATCTATACCCACTTGTTTAGCCCGTTCAATTATATCCTGTTCGGAACGTTCGATATTGGCCTGTTTTTCCTGCATATCCCATTTGGCTTGATTTAGATACGTTCTATTTTTATTATGAATACTTGACGATGATAATTTGTCGTATTTTTCTTTCGATTGTTTGAAAGATTTTATTTTTGACTGATGAGCCATTACAGCCATTTTTGCAAAAGCATTGCCGGAATTTTGAATCTTATCTAGTTTTTCAGATACACTTTCCATTTTATTATTTTCTCCCTTCAACTCCGACAGTTTTTTACCGTTATGCTTTCCACCCATACCAGCTTCAATCGTTCCGTTCTCACTGATTCGTACGGGTACACCTTTTGTGCCTTGCCCGTTGGGATGCACAGTGATCCAAGAGGAGTCCTGTGATAACCCCGCTTCGGACATGGCAATCGCCATCGCTTGTTTTTCAGATGTGACAACTTCACCAGATGCGGTGCACAATGTTCCGGCTTTGAATTCTCTCATCACTTTTGCGATTTTATCATCTGGTGTCATACCCATTCCCCTAACGACCGACGCGCTAATAGTCCACGACTCGACCCGATTATAAACGAATCCGCAATGTTTGGCGAGGCTATGTCACGTTTGGCTAAATCCTTCTTCGATTCAACCTTGACTTTACCACCATTATCGAAGTCTCGTTTCGGTGTGGACAACTCATCCACCAGCTTATCGAGTAGACGACTGTCACAACTGGACGATATGGAAATCATTTCATCAGCTGGAAATTCTCGACCTTTTGACACGGCTAGATAGGTGTTACGGAAACGGTCTGCAATGTTCCACCATGCTTGCGCTTTCAGATTACAGAAAAACTCCTCGTTGGTGAGTTTTGTATCGCGGTATTTCTTTTTCGGCTCGGCAACCTTTCCACCCGCATTGAAACGGAAGTGTTTGGGCCAACCTAAGCTATTCAGGTGCGATCCTGTACCTGCACCCACACCGATACAGTCATAACCAATCAAATTCGCTTCCAGTGCCTCTGCGTTTCGTTTAACACGCATTGCCGATTCACGTAGCTCATCTTCCCCACCTTTCCATTCATCCAAACCAACACAGACCGACCCATTGAACGATGTTGTGGCGTTTTTGTCATCACCAGAATCCGCAACGTCATAGCCGACAGTTTTCAAACCGTACCATGTACCGGACAACGGTTTAACGGTTTTATGTGCGTCGATTGCGGCTTGCAACCACGCGCGTTTGATCACAACTGAATCATCGTTGTCAAGTGGAACACCGTTGTAAATGTGATTCGCTAAGTCGTAATCTTCTGCGAATGCTGACGCGATATCGTCCAACGCTGAACGAGTGAGGAATGGATTTTCCGTGTAGTTGATTTGTCGAACGAGTGTCCCAGCTGGTGGACTAACGACCAAACGTTTCCAAGCGTAGTCAGTGGCGAATCGTGGATTGAATGAAAACCACATTTCAGCGCCGTCGTTACGCATCACCGTTGGACGGACAACCGTAAACATCCCTTCGGTCATGTTGTGCGCTTCTTCCCACCATGCAACCGTCGCACCTTCGAATGATTTAATTTCATCGACGTTACGAGCACAACCGTAAAACCGAAACAATGACCCATTGCGAACATGTTCGATCGCATCAGCGTAGATTTTAAAATTCTTTTCCAGACCGAAATAATTAATTTTATCTTTGAGCAACGTATAGACCGAATCGGCGATGCGGTTCTGATACATACGCAAACACAGGAAACGTTCTGTGTGATGATTCGCTCGAGCAATCGCTACACCTGCCAGGTCGTGCGACTTGGACGACATACGTCCACCGTGTAGCACTCTGAAACGCACAGGCGTACCATCCGGTAACGTACGGGTTTTCCAAAACTCTCGCAGGTTAGGATTCAGCGTCGGTTGCATAAAAATCATCCAGCACGTTTCGTGTTGTCACTCCACCGCTTAACTCGATCAGTTGTTTGTCGAGTCCACACAGCTTCGCCTTACCCATCGTCGCAGAGACAGCGGCAGACGTCTGAGGCGTCTCACAACTGAGCGCAACGACACGTGCTTCTTCCAGCTCTCGAAGTAGCGTAGCGACCGTTACATCGTGTTTAACGGCGGCTCGTTGCTTTAACTCTGCAATCCTTGCCGCCACGTTGCCGTTATCCATTAATTCTTTCGCTTTACGGTGCACACTTTCCGGTTTCATCCGGCTGGTGTCATAACCGTACCGATACGCCTCGGATGCGTTCCCCGTTTCCACGTACTTTTGACAGAAGTTTTCCTGTTTAGTTGTAAGCGCCATGTCCACGCTCCCCTAATTCCACACTATGCGCAGAATTGTAACATAGCGTGAGAATACCCTACAAACCCTCGATGGTTACAATCTGGGGTGGGTAACGTAAGTCATTGATTTACTATATCTATTACTACTATTACCCTTAATACCCTTTAAAGAATAATAGTAACAGTAATAAGTAGTATATGTATGTCGTGTAATATATGTAATACATAAACGCAATACACATATACCATCATACGCTATAGAATATAAACACGTTCGGGGTTTGAGTAGTTTGGGGTTTTACAATATTTTCAATAACTTATGTGACGGGGCAACGGGGTAAATCATTCGTTTCTGGGTATTTTGACAAGTTTCATTTACTGTATTATTATATTCGTTCAATGTGTAACTTGTGAGGTGAATATAATGGACGCGAAACGTGAATCAATTAGGATAAAATTGAAATTGTTTTGTGACGATAAATGGGATGGGCCCGTCACTGATGAGATGACATTGTGTAAATTTTTAATGAAAACTTATCCGTTTTTAAGTGTTAAACGTTCCAGATGTAAACACCATGATTACGGTATTATAAAACCTGACGGTAAATGCGCCCTGTGTGAATTCGAAAGAAAGGGAAAACTATCTTTACCTGGTGAGTTATCAGCCAGAAAGAAAGCAATAATCACCGGTCAGAAGTGGTATATGTCTGTTTATCCGTGTAGTAAATGTGGGGTTATATCGCTGAGATTGGTATCGAATGGGAGATGCTTAAACTGTCGCCCGTTTAAAACTGATAACAGTGCTTATAAAGATGCTGTCCGACGCGGAGACAAATGGTACACACCTGAATATAAATGCCCGGAATGTCACACTTGTTCACCGCGTCGGACAAGTGATAAGAAATGCAGTGGGTGTTATCCAGACATCAAGACCCGTAGTGCCACTTCACCGCGCCAACTTGCCCTACGTGCCGGGCAGACCTGGTACGTACCAGATACACCGTGTAGCGTGTGTGGAACGTATGCTGAGAGACGTGTGGACAACGGTCAATGTTCCCACTGTGTACCGCGTAAAGCCGTCTCAGATGCACCGAGCGCACGACAGATAGCTATGCGCAACGGTGAGAAGTGGTATATACCGGAAACACCGTGTAAGCTGTGTGGAGAGGTCAGGGAGCGGTACGTAGCGAACGGGCGTTGCAAATGTCAAAACAAGAGCGTAACTTAATGGTATCGGCACGTCGGGAGACGCCCTTTTTCATACGATACCATTTCCCCGAGGTATATCATGAAAGACCGCCACCACAACCGCAAATCCCAGCAAGATCGCGTCGCCCCCATTTCCAGCAGCAGTAACACCTCACTTTATAAATCCTTCACAGCTTGGCAACCGCTCACCGACAATCAATCACTCACTGCGCAATTGTATAACGAGAAAGAGCAGTGCATCATTTTGCAG